TCCCATATCCACCACTCGTAACTGAAAGTATCGTCTAGCTCACCCTTAAGCTGATTTTTGAATTTTGCATCTGCTATATATACCTTATCATTAACAGCAAGGAAATACTTATCGTGATACGATATTGCAGCAGCAGTGTTTAAGTTTGGTTCTTTAATTAATTTTGGATTCACAAGGCGACTTCGTTCCCTAGCATATCTTTCATTTGACTTAATATTGCTATTAAGAGTTATTCCAAAAATACCATTCCTAGAGAGAAACATTTTATCGCCTAGCAAACTCTTATTTGTGTATTTGGAAACGGCCCCCTCACCAATAGCACTTGCAAATTGGCTATAATATACTTTTTGAAACTTGACACCGTTAGAATCAGTTACTAAATCACCTGATGGTGATATAACGTCTGAGATGTAAGCATTTCTTAAGTATAAGCTCGGCTCGTTAGGACTATAACTTTTAAATACACCAAGAGTGTTATCTTCTAATACTGAATAGGCCATAATTGGATTTGTTGAATCACCCAATGTTGCATAGCCAAGATCACCAAAATAAGTTAGGTCATCATGGATAGTCAAAGTTGAATTAGGAGTTTCACTAGCGTCTCGCTCGCTACTGTGCCAATCCATATTAGGGTATGTTTCATTTCCTGATATAAAGAAATGTTCTATATCATTAAAACCAAATATAGTTCCAAAGCTGCATTTGTTTATTTTATCAGGGTTAGTTGATATAGTTTTTGTAAACCATACCACCATTTGACAGTTTTCTGCGATCATTGTGATACCTTTATTTAAGCATGTAACAATTCCATTAGTTAAATCAAATTCAAAAACATCAGTCCAATTGGATGAAGTATAAGTTAAGGTTGTTACCCCTACAGTGAAATCAATCTTTTCAATGGAATTTATATTTTTAGTATCCAATAAATATCTTGTTTTTCTAACTAGATATACCTCGCACGCTGTCGAAGTAACCTTTTTCTCAAAACGAACTATTAGGTTTAATGTGTCATCGGTGTCATAATTCCACTCTATATCAAAGTTATTTAGGTAAGTATCTAGATCCTCACCGGTAAGTCCGTTGTAAAATATGTTTGTTGAGTTTACATAATAAGCCATGTCGTGTGAAACTAAAATCCCATCTTGGTCGATGTATATAACGCCTCTGACAGTTCCACCAATAGCGTGAATTACAATACTTATTCCAACCACGTCAGTAAAAGGAACGTCTGTTACCCTATAACCAATTTGAGTATCGAGTAAAGGGTTGTTTGTAAAAACGGTGTTATCTATATAATCGAATAGACTTGGGCGGTAAACATTGCTCTCTATATTTTCACATATAAGTTTGTTTTTTCTTTTATCGTTTAAAAGATTAACTTCTTCTAACGATGTTCTTGCGTTTATAACGCTACCAAGAGCCGATATTCCGACTGTGGTCGTTGGGATGTAAGTATCCTCGTTATTATACACAGTCCGCACTACCCAGTTTGTGGGCCACTTTCCATACACAAGATAAGTCCCACATAGCAAGTAAAGTCTCTCACCTCTAACAACACCATAGCTGATCTTATTTGTAATTGTCACACCCGATGGTGTTATATCTGTTATATCAGATGAAAAACTATTTGAACCAAACTCTACCTTAAATAGTTTGGTCCCAGCATGGACTATATTGTGTTCGTTGTTTGCCTTATCTTTGAAACTCCAAAAACCATTTATTGGCATTGGATCGTGATTCGCATCTTCAATGTTTAATATTTCAACCCATCCCGGACGCTTTCTATTTGCACCGTCCTTGTGAATTAAATTAGAGATAGATGATGATCTGTTCAGTGCAACATTAAGCGGTGTGTTAGCGTAATCAACACCCATAAAACCTTCAAACTGAATTCTTTTTGTTTCTGGCGATCTAATATTTCCACTAAATTTAAATTGTTGCATCTATATCACCTACCATAACTGGTTATAAACATTTTTAACTTGGGTTTGTTTATTCTCTAGGTTTTCCCTCGCTGATCCTAAATACCCAAAGAATTTATTAGTTGATAGTAATGCAATTTGTGGATCATCCTCTTCATATAATTCGCCCTTTACAAAGTGTGGAATTATATCAACTAACTCATCTGGTATTGTCTCAATATCGGTATCATCGGCATCAGAGTATTTTAAGTAAGCCTTGAATTTAGGGCTGTAAGAAACTATATATTTGCCGCTATCTATTGTTGGTAATAGTATTGTTTGATTTCCCTCAAATTTAATAGCAATGTTATTTTCATAGTAATCCTCTTCATCACTTTCAAAAGCGATGTTATCAATTGAATAAACATCGTTTTCAAACCCCTCAATTACGATGGTGTCTAGGTTAAACCTTGTTCTATAAGAACCACGAGCACCAACAGTTGAATCAAGCTCAACTGTTTTTTTAGGGAGTCTTTTGGCCTTTACTATTTCAGTTATTGCTCTATTTATACTCTCAATAATATTTGCAGTTCGATTAGAATAGTTTGGGTTGTCACTAATTGAAGATGGATCTAGTTCCTCATTGTCGTTGTCGAACATTAACTTTATACATGCAACAATCAATTCGCCTTTTGTTTTCATAATATTTAGATCTCCTTCTTTATAAAATAGGGTGGTCTTTTTACCGACCACCCTATGGCGTTATGCTTACGGTAAACGATAGGCTGCAACTGAGATGCCTGCACCACTTGTTTTGAATGTAATTGTTCCACCGTTTGGATTTTGTAGTTTTTTGAATTTTGCTGAATTTACTTGAATCCAATAAGTTTTTCCTTTTACCGTTGCGATCTTAAGGTCGGTTTGGCTAACCACACCATGATCCCCCGCAACAATCGTTAAGTCACGATCTGCTCCTGTTGATGGATCGGTTGTATTTACTACCTTAATGAGATATTTTTCATCTCTTGCAGTATTTACGGCCAATACACCACCATCAGTTGTGTCCAATGCAACTAGATGGTTCGATGTTTCCTCATAAAGAGTGTCAAATCGTTTAATTTCTAATACTTTTAATGTTGATGCTGCCATTATAATTCACTTCCTTTTCTACTAATATTCTACTTCGATGCTGATGACTTCTTGTGGTCGAATGATATCGGCATCAAATAGAGAGAACCCTTTAACCGCATCTGCGAACCCTTTTTCTGGACGATAAGGTTCGGTGTGTGTTAATGGATTAACGAAGGCAACCGCTCTTTTAGTTCTAATGAACACGTATTCTTTAGTGTCCAACTTGCAGTTGTTGGTTTTCTTAATGGTAATATCGTTGTAACGACCAAGTCTACGGCCAGCCAATAGGAAACTATTGTCTGTATCAAGGTCACGATATTCTTTCTTTAATAAACGCCAAAACTTCGGTGAGCATTCCATAACAAGTTCTGTTGAATCATTAACGTCTCTCGTGTTTAGGATTTCAACAAGACCGTCAATAAAGTCTAGAATGTTTTGTTGGTTTGTTGAACCTGTTGGAACTCCGTTAACAATTTTAACTTTTGTTGTTCCTGAATAATACGATGGGTATTGAATTTCAGTTTTAGATGCCATAGTTTGAGCGATGAATTTGTCAAGTTCGTTTGCGAGTTCTTTTGCTGTTTCAGCCCGATACTGTGCTAACAAACCTTTTTTTGCTGATTGGTGTTTGTCAATGTCACCGATCTTGTAGTGCCAATAAGCGATCTCGTTGATCTGTAATGTTACAGATGCATTGTTGATTTCTTCTGCAGTTCCAATATCAGTTTGGATTACTTCCTTGCCGATAGTAGATTGACCAGCTGAAATCTCATCTTTAATTAGACGTTTAATTTGAGGTTTTCCTGCAAGTAAAATTCTAACGCTGTCACCACGTTCTTTTACTTCGCCCTCATATTCTCGGTTACAGTCAACCGCAAATACGAGATTTTTTTCAAGGGCTTTTAATAACCGAGCCGCCTCAACGGTTGGAATAAATGTTTCGTATGCCATAATCTTTAGGCCTCCTTAATAATTATTTTGATTTATTGTGATAGGCAAGTGATTTTTCAACTTTTCGGTAGTTTTTAGTTACCTCAGATTGACTCATCTTTTTAATTTGATCTATTGAGTAGTATGAATCGGCATCGTCTTCGTGACTCTTATTGGCTAGTGAACCGGGAGTCGCCTTTGCTTTTGCTACTATTTTTTGAGCATTTGTTTTAGCAGACTTATCAACGTCGACCATAAAATCAGAATAGTCCTCGTATATTTTAGTAAGAGGCACATTCCCTATTTTNCCATCGCTAAATTTAATAAAGCGACTGTCGGCCTTAAGTTGGTCTATTGTGATGTCTGGGTATTTTTTAGAAAACTCATCCGCATCTTTTCTAAACCATTCTGCATTTTTTTGTGTGCTCTGTCTTTTTTCCTCAATAATTTTTGATTGTTCTTTTGAGTATTTGTAGTAATCCTTAATCGGATCAAGACCTTTTTTTTCCATCTCTAGCATATTGATAAAGATTTGGATATCGTGCGAATCAACTAGTTTCTCTTCAGTAAACTTGTTAACACCACCATAGGCCTCTACAATTCCTCTTTCGTAAGCAGCTTTTTCACGTTGTTCTTGATCACGCTTGGCTGCCTCACTTTGTCTACGAAGAGCAGCAAACTTTGCATCTTCTTCTTTGCTTTGTTTCTTTTTCTCTTCCTCAACCTTTTTAGGATCAGTTTTTTTGGAATCTTTGCTAGTGTCCTTATCCTTAAAGTCCTCTTCATCGTCCTCTGATTCATCATCATCATCCTCTTCATCGTCCTCTGATTCATCCTCCTCTAGCTCATCATCCTCATCGAGATCCTCATCCTCATCGTCATCATAATCTTCAATGACTCCATTTTTCTCGAGTTTTTTGTATTCTTCTTCTGTGATCTTTGCCATATTTTTGCTCCTTTGCAACGCCTCTTGGCTGGCGATGTCTCTCGATTTACGCTACGAGTTGCGAATTTAATATTAATTGGTCTTTCACACTAGACTACAGTGCTATATAATATCGAGTAAACTCGTTATTATTTGGTTTGTTGTGGTTGTTTTGACATTTGTTCTATGTATTTATTTTGAGATGTTATTTTTTCTGCATACTCTCTATTTTGTTTTTCAAACAGTGACTCTGTCCTATTTAACTCAGTTTGTAAGTTTCTAATAATCTCATCTTGTTGTTTAGAGTAAGCTGAAAGCTGTTCTATTTGCTCACCTTGTTTTTTGGCAATTTCTTTGTATTGACCGAGTTCACTTCGCTTTTGAGCCGATATAATTGCCTTCAGTTCCTTTTTAAATGGCATTGCGGTGTCTGGGTAGAGTGTAACATATTGTTCCAATTGTTCCACTGTAAGTTTTGATATCGATCCGTTTAAGAATAGTGCATTCAGCGTTTCCATAGCCATGATTTCACTAAATTGTGAACCTGCTCCTGCCTCAACGGAGATATTAAATGTTGTTTCTCTATAATCGGCACCGTTGAAACGTTCCCCAGCGAATGAAGGTGCATCCTCCATAATACCCTGAGCTTTCATTCCCTCTGTAATTATTTGTCTTTCATCCGGATCTAACTCGTAAACAAAGTCGGCATCCTCGTAAAATATCTTATAAAACATCTCGAGGATCTTTCCAATCTTTTCTTTACTAATCCAAAAGTTTCTCTGTAACCTAACGTTTGGTTTTCTACTTTGAGCTTGTAACTGTGCAATTGCAACCCCTGACAAATCCTTTGAAACTGTATCACCGGTAATAACCTCACTTGAGTTTGTTGCAGCTCTAGTTAAATCAACTATTTGTGGAGCCAATGTCGCTGCACCAGCAGAGAACGATTGCCCCTCCAACCTTGTTATTCCCCAACCCTGTGATACTGAGTGGTCGATAATTATCTCTCCTGGAGTATTAGTTATATCTTGGCCACGTAAGGCGTCTTGTTTTGCTAGAATCTTACCCCACCCAAGTTCTTGATGGTTTAATAATTGCATTGCTATTTCAAAATTGACTGCCTTTTGGTTTGGTATGATCCCCTCAACCTCGCCTCGACCGTAAATTGATTTCTCTCTTTTTTTCCAACTACCAACAACAATTGGGAATAAATAGGCTTTTGGCAACAATTCATCCGGAGTTGTTTCGCTAGGTTCATCATTAGGGCCGTCTGTGTGTGCAGAATCATTATTTGTTGATTCTTGTAAAGAAAGTAAATAATTCAAAGGTCTTGCTTTTTTATATAACGAAGTTGATTTAACTGATTTCTCGAAGTAAACCTCTCCATCCTTTTTAAAGTATCTTGTTAATACGGTGCAAAGATTAGATTCCTCTTGTTCTTGTTCGTTATAATCGCTTTCAGTATCATCAGGAACGATTAGTTCCTTATCTATCCCGTCGTCAGCCATTTCACGAACTGCATCCACTTCTTCCCTAGATACGATCATAATCCATTCTTGTTTTTGTTCATCTCTTTGTGATGGGTTTGCAAATATAATATTAAGCGGATCAATTATCTCTCCCCTCAAACCACCCTCTATATTCCCACGTCTGCCGACTGCAGATGCATCCCAATAGTAGTGATATATATATGTCCCTTTTACAGCACCATCCTCGCAAGCTGAATCATCTAGTAAACGTTGTCCCATTTCCTTTTGTTGATAATCGGCAAACTTAGTGAAAATGTTTGTGGCTTGTTTATCGTTATCGGAAATAAAGTTTAGTTTAACGGGCGTTTCTAATACATTTGAAACCTTATTGTCAACAATCATCTCAATAATATTAAATACCGGTCTTGGCATGTTCATGGTCTTTTTAGTTGGCGGAGCCCATTGTCTGCCCTCTAAAAACCTAACCGACTCAGGTATGGTATGAGTTAACCCTAGTTGTGCCTGATACGACTTCCCATTTTCATAATATCTCCAAAGCTGAGTTACTTCGTCCTCATCCTCACGAATTTCCTTTTTATTATCGTAAGAGCTTTTCATTTAGTTACCTCCCCTTTGGTGCCATATAACCACTCATCAACAATACTTTTCCTATCGTTTGTGGTATTTAAAACTAGTTGCATGTCTTTAATATCTGATCGTTGGTTCTTTAATTCAGTTTTAATAGATTCTAAAATGTTTTTAAGCGTTTCAACGTTTTTATTAAGCGATGAAATCTCACTTTCGAGTTGTTCTCTCTTTTTGCTTTTAAATAATTTTACCATTCAATATACCCCTCCATCGATATTCCTCTATTTTTCTCGTATGTTTCTCGAATAACTTTGTCAAAATAGTTTTCCTTTTTGGGCTGTTCTATGTAGTCGGGTGCAAATGTCCAACTTACACAAAAATATCGTAATGAATCTGGCCCATGTGTTATTTCGTGCGGTTCTTGTTTGCAGTCGTTAGGGTTTTTATCATCATATATTAATAGCGGTAATGTTCTGATTAAGTTTTTGCATGTCTTAAAAATTCTCAATTTGGGATGTGGGTTTAACTTATACTCTTGACCTTTATCGTCAACCCTTGTTTCAACTACATCGGCAAGCCATTCTCTAATTGCAAGCCATCCAAGTTCTCTATTCATTGATGCTTTCGTTAGGTATTGACCGTAATCTCTAAATATGTCAGCAGCAGAACGACCGGTGTCTTGATTTCTATTCCATAAGTCACGTGGAGCGATATCTAAATATATATCCTCCATGTTTCTTTCGTTTAGCAGCATGGCAGCGTTTGAAACAATTAAATTGCTCTCATACACTTCTCGGAACACGTAAGCGTTGTTATGATGATCCACAGCAACCCAGTAGCATGCTAACTTATCAAACCCATAGTCCCTTGTTCGATATATTCGCCATGTGTCTGGTATTGGGAATGGATCTATAACATGTTTATCACGATCGAACTCTTCAAAGAATTGTCCTTCAAATGAATCCCAATCGCCATCGAGAAATGCTGCTCTTTGTTTAGGCGGAAGACTCTCTAACTTCTTAACATAATTTGGATCGTTATCCATAAGGAACTTATTATCATAAACCCTAGATTTAATAAACTTTACCTTGTAACCCTCTGTATTAACCAAAGGATCGTCAATAAACTTTTTCTTAAACCATTGATGCCCAATTCCACCCGGATTTCCTGTGAAATACATTCTAGGTTTGAAGGCTTTTTTAATAAACCCACTTAAACGGTTACGTGATGATAAGAATTGGTATATGAACTCGCTAAATAAAGTGGCCTCTTCTAAAAATATAACATCAAAAGATTGACCTTGATATCGCAATACATCGTTGTCCGTTTCACAATACCCCAGCTCAATACGAGAGGCATTAGGAAATATAAATTCTTTTTTTGCATCTTTATATTCAGCAAATCTAAGACTTTTTATTGGATGTTGACTCCTTAAAGTGCTAATTAATGGTAATACATGGTTACCTCTTAACTCTGCTAAAGTCCGTCTAACTAATAGTATTTGAATTCCCGGATATTGATAAGCCAACAAAATCATTTTGACACGAGCAACGTGTGACTTTCCTCCACCAACTGCACCACCAAAACCTATCTCCTCACCATCAGCCTCACAAAACTCTTTTTGTGTGGGATATAGCTCAGGTAATTCAAGTGTCATTTCATTAGACATTCAAATCACCTACTTTGAAAACTTTTGAGCGTCATTTGAAAATACTATCATTACTTGGCCAGTCGCATTAACGTCTATCTTTTCCACTCCGGTATCGCCCATTATACTTCTTATTTCTTTTACAGCTGGGACCACGTTTTTACTCAAAGGAGACGAGGCCTCCTCCACTAACCTNTGGGCTATTAGTTCGGCCTTTGTGATCCAAGCGGAACCCTCTGATGTTTTGATCTTTATTTTTTGATTAAGTATCATTTCCATATTTTTTCTAAGTTTCCATTCCTCAGCTTTTTGCTTTTGGTTGGCTGCCTTATTCTTTGCACGAGTTTCAGCCTTTTTTTTGCTTATAAGAGCTAACTCTTCAGGGGTTTTACTTTTCATAGCAAGATGCATTCTTTCGGCGTTTTTATTCATAGGGCCGTCCCCCTTTCGTTTGAATTTCAAATAAAAACCACCTCTATTATCACAGAGGCAGTAGTTATTGACAATATACTTCTTATATACTTTAATTATAACTTGATTTTTTTTGATACTCTAGCCGATATTTTACATACATATACCATTGATAAATGCATTGTATCGGCTATCTCTTGCAGCGTTAAACCTTCGGTTCGGTTGAAATAGTAAATTATTTTTTCGATCCTAGTTAAGAACTCAGGTGCTCTAAATATTGTGTTTTCCATTGCCGTCATTTCCTTTACTATTTCATCATACTCAACATTAACACGATAAGAGTGATCTAAAAGGCTCAACATTTCCTTAAGCTTTTGACGTTTTCGATCCATTAGATTCTTGTATTTCTCTATCTCCATATTTTACAATCTCCTTTATGTTACACCTATCAATAAAGTTCCTAACATTTGGTGTGTGTTGAATGGACACATACTCTGGCCAAACCCTATCTACAACACCAACTCGTTCTATTCCATATATCTCATACCTAATTGTGTCGCCTTGTTTAACGTTCTCGCTTTTCATTGTAATAAGCCTCCATCTGTCTTTTTAGCACCTCGTCCCTATATTTTTTTTCTTTTGCATCACTTATTTTGGTAGTAATATAATCCGCAATTTCTATTGGGAACATGAACAATATTGATATTACGGCCATAACCAAAACTATGCTTTCATAGGTATCTGAATCAACAATATGGTCTGGTGATAGCCATGCGAATAGAAACCCAAATATAAATAGCAGTTTAAATAAATTTAGAACTAATTTCATCTCATCACCACTTTCTTTTTAATGTCATTGCTCGCGGTGATCTATATGAAAATTCAGCACCATTTGTAAAGTGTCCAAATTTGGCTTGTTCGACATAGTCTATTGCAATCATTGAAAGATTGCTAATAATATGTTGTGGTTCAGCTCTTACATACCATTCATTTGGAACATCTAGGTTTCCTTTATCGCTATCAATGTATATAGCAAGTGGTGTTGTTACACCTATCGCATAAGATACTTGGACTTCACACCATTTAAGATTGTGTTCTTTGAGTAATTCTACAGCAAACTTTCGGGCTATGTAAGCTCCGCTCACATCAACTTTTGTTGGATCCTTTCCATTCATACAACCACCGCCAACAGGTGCAAACCCCTGATAGGCATCGACAACTATTTTTCTACCTGTAAGGCCTGCATCCCCCACAAACCCACCAATAGTGAATTTGCCCGTTGGGTTAATTAGGTATCTTTCAACAGGGATGTTGTGTTCGTTGCAAAGATCCTCTGCTAGTTGTTGAATATATTGGTTTTTCACTTCCTCATCGGTTCCATCATTTTGGTAACAAATAGTAAATGTTTTAATTCTAACTAGTTTAAAGTTTTCATCATAGAGTCCTGTGATTTGTGCTTTACCGTCCGGATAATAGCCATACTTCATCCTTTGAGTGTTTTCATATCGTCTTGCTAATTTTTGAAGTATCACCATCGCTAGAGGTAATAATTGTGGAGTATCATCGCAAGCATAACCAAACATCATCCCATTGTCACCTGCACCACCCGTATTCACTCCGATTTCAATATCTCGGCTTTGTTTCCCAATGTTATTGATTATTTTATATTTTTTTGAATAACCAACGTCTTCAAGAACTCTTTTCGCCAATGCAGTCACATCTAGGGTTGCTCTTGTTGTTATTTCGCCTGTAATAAAGATTTTACCTTTTCCCCCAGCTACCTCCACGCCAACTCGACTGAATGGATCTTGTGATAGACATTCGCATAAAATACTAGCACTTATTTGATCGCATACTTTGTCAGGGTGGCCCCTAAATACAATCTCGTTACTAAAATATTTATTCCCCATCTGTTACTCCCTCATTTCTAAGCTTATTAATTACAGTTTCAATTAGCGAACTCATGTGAATCGTTGCAACATCACGCATAGCGTATGCAGTTGTTTTAATTGTTTTTTCTACCAACTCCATCTTTTTATCTTGGAATTTTGGATGAAGTGTGTTATTGGTAAAGTCATTCTTTAATTCAAGGATTATTTGTCCTATTTCCTCGATTTCATCTTTAAGGATGTCGTCATGATATACTTCATTCATTTTCAACATATCTTCAAATTTATGCTTGTAGTCTGACTTCAAATCTATTAATTTTTTAGTCAAGTGAAATATTGCTTTCTCGATTACTTCTTTATTTACAGATGCTCTTTCCATTTTATTTCCTCCTTATACATCTTCAAAATTAGTAAATATACTCGTTTGGCCATGTGCGTTTATTCCGTTCATTCTAGATACTGATATCTCATACCATTTTGGATCTATCTCAAATCCTATGTATCGTCTGTTTGTGTTTTTAGCAGCGAGTGCTGTAGTTCCTGATCCTAAAAATGGATCAAATATGACATCGTTCGGTTGTGTTGTGTGTTTCAAATGTCTCTCCACTAGTTCTAGCGGTTTAATTGTTGGATGGCTGAAGTGTTTTTTATCATACATGTTCTTGTTAGAGATGAAAAACTTTGATTTTATATGAAATCCATCATTTAAAGGAACGTTTTTTTCTCTAAAGTATAGACAATACTCTACATCAGGCAACCATGAATTATTTGTTGCTGGGATTGGATCTCTCTTGCCCCAAAATAATATATCTGAATAACAACCTTGCCCGTCTATAAAATACTTCATAATATCAAACACTTGAGCCTTGCTGCACCATATAAATATGTTTATTTTTTTCATGATTCTAACGAAATCATCTAGTATTGCCATGTCAATTCCATCCTTGATTTCCGCTAGATCTTGAGTTTGCATTTTATGAACACATTTTGCAATAGACGATGCATTAGGGTTTAGTGTCCTAGTTCCAACGCCAATTAGATATGGGATATCAGTATAGATGCAATCTATACTGATATCAGGGATCTCCTTGAT